ATAACAATAGGTTAATTAGGAGGATTATAGAATACTATGGCTACATATGACTTAACAGCAGCAGGTGGTACTACTGGACATCCGTCTAATGGTAGAACACCTTACTTAGTTGAAAATACAATTGACGTAGCAGCAATCAATGGTGACTCTGGAGCAGCACAAAATGATGTTCTTAGAGTATTAGACATCCCTGCAGAAACATTAATCATGGAAGCTGGAATCGAGGTAATCACAGCATTATCTTCTTCAGTAACTCTTGATTTAGGTATCACAGGTGGTGACGTTGACAGATACGTTGATGGAGATACTAACGCTACAGGATTCTCTGCACCAACAGCTACAGCTAGAACTATAGTTGCAAGTGCAGATACTTTAGACGTATTAGTACTTAGTGCAGCAGCAGCGGCAGGTAAAATCCGTGTGTTCGCAGTACTTTGTGACGTATCAGGTATTGATGAAACTGACAGAAATACAAGTACTCAGCAAGACACAGCTGTGTAATTTGTATAATTTTAAGGGGGGCTATATGTCCCCCTTATCACATTACCCCTTATAATATATAGGAGATTTATGGCATTATATGATTTAACAAAAAAAACTAGAGCAAGTACAGGACAAAAAGTTACAAGGTTAGGTCCACCTGATAATACTATGAGGGTTATTAGATTAGAACAAAGAATTAATAATCAAGAAGAAAAACTTGATAAAATATTAGAATTATTAGAAAATGGCAACAACTTACTTAACGTTAGCAAATAGTGTACTTAGAGAATTAAATGAGACAGAGCTAACCTCTGCCACGTTTAGTTCCAGTAGAGGTATACAAACTGCAATAAAAGATTTTATTAATAAAGGTATTCATGATATTTATAATGAAACAGGTGAGATACCTTTACTATATTCTAGAACTACACAAGATCTAACTGTTGGTGATAATGAATATTCTTTTCCTGCTGATTTTAGAAAAGCAGATATGGACTCATTTTCAATGGCTCCAAGACAATTAGTAACTAATGGTGAATTTGAATCTAATATAACTAGTTGGACAACTGGAGATGGATCACCATCACATACAACAAGTGGTAATGGTAGATTAAACTTAAATGATGCAGCAGCATATCAAGCTATTAATACTACAGTTAATAAAACATATAAATTACAAATTAGAGTTTTAAGTCCTAATAGTTCAAGCAGTGCATTAATTGTAAGAGTTGGAACAGCTGCAGGTGGAACACAAAATTTAAATACAACACAAGCTGTAACTAATTTTAGAGAAGGGGCTATATTAAATACTACCTTTACAGCTACAGCACAAACATCTTTTATTTATGTAGAATCAGATGGAGTACAATTAGATGTTGATTATGTAAGAATATCTAGAAGTGATATTGCAACTAGAAAATTAGCATATATTACATACGATAATTATTTACAAGCATATAAACCAACTGATGATACTAATAATAGTGGTAATTATTCTGTACCATTAAGAGTTTACATTTTACCAGATCATTCTGCATTTGGTATAAGTCCAAGACCAAACACAAATGAATATACAGTAAGTTACGATTATTATACAACACACACAGATTTATCTGCTCATGGTGATAATATGAGTTTACCTGACAGATTTAGAACTTTGATAGTAGATAGAGCTAAATATTATACATACATGTTAAGATCAGATCCACAACATGCACAATTAGCTGATAGAGATTTTCAAAGAAAACTTAGATTATTAAAAGTAGATTATGCAACTAAAAACGATTATATGAGAACTGATGTAATTGGTGAAAGTATTGCAACAAATATAGGAGGCAGAGTTAGCTAATGGCATTAAAAGATATGAAAGAAATAGAAAAGATTGATAGACAAAGAGCTGTCGGTGATAACATGAATGGTGAAGAGAGAGCAAATAAAAAATTAAATATGAGAACAGCAGATTTATCAGATAAAATGAATATAACACAAATTAATAAATATATTAATGCATATCAAGCTGGTGATCCTGTTAAAGATTTAATACCACCAGGTTTAACAAAATCAGAATTAATACAATTACAAAAACTAGCAGATAAAAGAAGTTAATTAAATGCCAACAACAGATTTAATATCCCCATTTGTTGTAAGTTGTGCGGGTGGTTTAACATTGAACAAAGATGTGTTCTCTATGCAACCAGGTGAAGCATTAATCTTACAAAACTTTGAACCCGATATTAAGGGTGGATATAGACGTGTTAGTGGTACAGCTTTATTTAATAGCACAATTGTACCAGAAGGATCTAGTAATTCTAGTTTAACATTAGATTGTTCAATAATATTTAATGGACAAATAATTGTAGCTAGAGGTGGTGATATACATAGAGGTACTACATCAGGAAGTTTTACTAGTTTAACTACAGGTCTTGGAACTTCTGATAGAGCTTACGATTTTGAAAAGTTTAATTTTAATGGAACTGATAAACTAGTTATTGCAACAGGTCATTCACCTGCACAAATAATTAATAGTAGTTTTGCAGTTGATGTTGTAAATGCAACAGGTGGTGGAACAGCTCCATCTAATCCTAAATTTGTAAAAGCATTTCAAAACCACATGTTTTATGCTGGTGCAACTAATTCACAAGAAGTTATATTTAGTGTGCCATTTGAAGAAGATAACTTTACAACAGGTAGTGGAGCAGGCTCATTTAAAGTTGACTCTACAGTTGTTGGATTAAAAGTATTTAGAAATGAATTAATTATATTCTGTGAAGATAGAATATATAAATTAACAGGAACATCATCTAGCACATTTGCTGTACAAGAAGTTACAAGAAACATTGGATGTAGAGATGGTGGTAGTATTCAAGAGATTGGTGGTGATGTTATATTCTTAGCACCTGATGGATTAAGAACAATTGCAGGTACGGCAAGAATTGGTGACGTTGAACTTGGATCTATATCTAGACAAATACAATCTAGAATTGATGAAGTAACATTAGATAGAATATCTTCTGTAGTTATTAGAAATAAATCACAATATAGATTATTTTATCCAGTAGATGCAACAGGACAATTATCATCAAAAGGTATTATAGGAGTATTAAAAAGTAATCCTAATAAAGGATCTATTGGATTTGAATATGCAGATATGGTAGGTATTAAACCAGCTTGTACAGATTCAGATTTTATTAGTAATGTTGAAACACAAGTATTTGGCGGGTATGATGGTTTTATTTATAAAATGGAAACAGGAAATACTTTTGCAACAGGTTCAACTACAACAACAATACAAGCAGTATATAGATCTCCAGATATGGTAATGGGAGATCCTGGTCTAAGAAAATATATGCAAAGAGTTAATTTAAACTATGAAGGTGAAGGAACTTCTATTGATGCAAACTTAGCTCTTAGATATGATTATGATGATCAGAATACACCACAACCAACAAAGATAGCATTACCTAGTGTAGGTGGTGCAGGACAATATGGAGCAGCAAAATATGGTAGTTCACTATACGATGCATCAGGTGTTCCATTAGTAAGACAATCAGTAGAAGGTTCAGGATTTGCAGTAGCATTACAAATAGATGATCAAAATAGTGCAGACTCATTTTCAGTTAAAGGCTTTCAATTAGAATTTACTCCAGGAGGGAGAAGATAATGGCAGGCTATTCAGCAAGACAATCCAGTTTTACAACAGGTGATACAATCACCGCAGCTCATTCTAATGATGAGTTTAACCAAGTACTAGCTGCATTTAATGCAACTACAGGACACACGCATGATGGCACTGCGGGTGAAGGAGGTCCTGTTGGATCTATTAGAGATGCTGATAGTTTAAATAAAGTATTAGTTGATTCAACTAATAATCATTTAGAATTTTATGTTGAAGTATCTTCAGCTGCAGTACAACAAGTAAGAATACAAGATGGTGCTATTGTACCTATAACAGATAATGATATAGACTTAGGTACTTCTTCATTAGAGTTTAAAGATTTATTTATAGATGGCACAGCTAATATTGATACACTAAGTTTAGATGGTACAGCTGTTACAGCAACAGGAACAGAGATTAATTTAATAGATGGTGGTGCTACAGTTGGGACTACAGCAGTTGCAGATGGAGATGGTATTATTCATAATGATGGTGGTACTATGCGAGTTACAAGTGCTGCTACGTTTAAAACATATTTTCAAGAAGGTATATCTACAGCATTTGACGACCTAAGTGCAGGAGATGCTGCTGTTAGTGTAACTACAACAGCTGGTAATATTACAATAGATGCACAGGGTAATGATACAGATATTATATTTAAAGGAACTGATAACAGTTCAGATATTACAATGCTTACTCTTGATGGTAGTGAAGCAGGTAAAGCAACATTTAATAGTGATGTAGTTGTTGGTGGAGATCTTACAGTAACAGGTGATGATATTGTTATGGGAACTAACACTGCAGGTAATTTATTAATTGCAGATGGTACAAACTTTAATTCTATAGCAGTAGGCTCACTATCAGAAATATCTACAGTTGCTAATGATGATGTATTCTTAGCAGTTGATACTTCAGGTGGTGGTCTTAAGAAAATAGCTAGATCAGCAGTAGTATCAGGACTTGCTACATCAAGTGCAATATCAAATGTAGTAGAAGATACTACACCACAATTAGGTGGTGATCTTGATATGAATGGTCAAGATATTGTTACTACATCAAATGCAGATTTAGAATTAGCACCAAATGGTACAGGTCATGTAACCATTAAAGGTAATACTAATCAAGGTACTCTTCAACTTAACTGTGAAAATAATTCTCATGGTCAACAAATAGTAGCTGCACCACACTCAGAAAGTGCTAATAATGTTTTAACTCTTCCAAGTACTGGTGGTGATGCTAGATTAGTATCAACAGCTTCAACTGCTACACTTACAAATAAAACTTTAACTACACCAATTATAGCAGAAATAGATTCAGGTTCTAGTATTACATTAGATGCAACTACAGATATAGTTTTAGATGCAGGTGGAGCAGATGTCACACTTAAAGATGATGGTACAACTTTTGGTAGTTTAACAAATTCTAGTGGTGAATTAGTAATTAAATCAGGATCTACACCTACTACAGCTATGACGTTTAGTGGGGCTAATGTAACATTTGCAGGCACAGTAACTATTGGATCTGCAGGTATATCAGAAGCAGAATTAGAGATATTAGATGGTGCGACAGTTACAACAGCTGAATTAAACATATTAGATGGAGTAACATCAACAGCAGCAGAATTAAATATAACAGATGGAGATACATCAGCTACAGCTACTACTTTAGTAGATGCAGATAGATTAGTTGCAAATGATGCAGGCACTATGAAACAAGTAGCATTAACAGATGTTAAAACATATTTAACTAGTGCAGGATTTGTAACAGAAGATCCTACAGCACTAGCAATAGCATTAGGATAAATAAACATTGACTTTTTGTCAATACGTGATATAATATATAGGTAAACAGGAGGATATAATAAATGGCAAATACTTTCAAAGTAGTGACTTTTGCAGCAGAACCAGCTTCAGCAGGTACACCTTATAAGATGTACACTTGTGCTGGAAGTACAACTACAGTTGTTCTTGGTTTGATACTTACTAATATTCATACTTCAGCAGTAACTGCAGAGGTAGAATTAGTTAGTGATACAGGCAGTAGGGGTGGTGCAAATAACGTTTCTAATGGAACTTCATTTCTTGTAAAAGATGTGAACATACCAGCAGGAACATCACTTGAATTATTATCAGGTGGTAAAGTAGTTTTAGAGGCAACAGATGAAATCAAGATAGATTGTTCTGTAGCTGATAAACTTTCAGGCACGCTATCAATAATGGAGATAACGTAAGATGGCGTATATTGGTCCATTACCAGCAGAAACATTTACTTCATTTGCAACTCAAGAATTTTCAACGAGTGCTACAACCTCCTACACTTTAGATCATGCGGTTACAAATGAAAATGAAATAGCGTTATTTATTAATAACGTAAGACAACAACCTGGTTCAGGTAAAGCATACACAGCTACTGGCACTGCACTTACATTATCTGCAGCAACAGCAAGTACAGATACTATGTATGCTGTATTTTTAGGTAGAGCATTACAAACAGTTAATCCTGCAGATGCATCTGTTGGAACATCACAATTAGCT